CAAAGCCAGAGCAGAGGCTAACCTACCTCCTCCAACTGTAGGTATGTACGAAGGCCTTACGGCAGACGAAGCTCGTGCATTACGCCAACGCTACGAAGAAAGCCCTAGTACTACCCAAAGCATGGTAGGGTTTGATGTATATCGAGCTGAAGACGGCAAGGTGTACAACATACCAACCCCGGTAGAAGGTTTTGTATCCGGCGATCCCTACGTATCTATTCTAGATAAATTCTACGGTGGAGTTGGCAACGCAGGTGCTAACCTGCTAGAGCTTGGGGCGGCTGGTATTGATATGCTTACTGGCGGAGATCCCGAAGCAACTAAGTGGGTGCAACAGAATGTGCCTAAGCTTAAGGCTGGCGACGCTGTACTGGACAACCTGCTAATATCAGGGGCTGAAGTCGGGGTAGGCATGGCTTCAGGTGCCGGACTTGTTAACCTGCTATCTAAAGCTAAGACTGTAGCCCAGACTGCACAGGCGCTAAATCCGTACATAAGCAATACGGTTAAAGGCGTAATGACCATGCTAGGCACAGAAGCTGGTATGTCAGCTACAGTTGATACGGACTCAGGTACTCTGCTGGTAGGTGAGAACGCAATGCTCCCTATAGGCGAAATGTTTAAGTTACCAGAGAATGCTAACGAAGCTCAGGAAGTGTTAACCAAGCGAGGCAACATCTTAGCGGACTCGCTTCTACTTGCCGGGCCATTCACTAAGTTAGCGGATGGCGCTATAGCTACTGCTGGTTTCGTTAAGAAAGCCTTTGTCGATCCTTTGACAGGGGTAATGTCCAAGAGCAAACAGGAACAGGCTCTGGTACAGGGTATCCTAGACCGCCTAGCCTCTGTTACTAAAGCATCATCTGAAGAAGAGATCAAAGAAGTACAGCGTTGGATTGTAGACACGATCAAAGCTAACCAAGAGCTTGTCGTTAAGATGGGCCAAGGTGAGAAAGATCAGATTGCAGTACAGTACGACACCCTGACCTCTCTACAGCGTGGCCTAGACCCTAGCTCTAAAACTGATCGTGCTATGAGCGTAGAGGCTAACAATGTACGTCAAGGTGCGCTTGCTAAAGGTTCACCTGAGTTACAGGACGTTACTGAGGCCCCTAGCCGAGCATTAGAAGACGTTACTCGTGGTGTGGAAGGTATGGGGGAAGCCATTAATCCTGCCGCTAAAGAGATCGTAGGCGAAGCTGAAGCCCCTCTACGGCAGGTTGAAGAAGGTGTATTAGCCGCTCGTGCTGAGCTGGCAGAGGCAGAGAAGTCTATCCCTGTGCTTATGCGTGAGGACCCTGAGATGGGAGCTAAGATCGCTAACCTTGAGAAAGATACAGGCATAGACATATATACTAGCCCTAATCAAGCTGTAGATGAGACTATCGCTGGCGTACGCCAATCCTACGAAGTAATGTCTGCTGAGAAGGATGCTCTGTACGAAGCTGTACAGGGTGGCGCATTGGATGCCAACATTATCCAGAATATGTTCGGCAGAATGGACAAACAGCAACTAACTCAGTTCCTACGCTCACTGCCCGCAGACTCTCCTGTACGCGACCTTGCTGGTAGCCTGAACCCTAATACTATCAAGGTAGTAGACGAAGCTGGCAACCCTGTAATGAAGCCTAAGCTGGATGCTGAAGGTGCGCCTCTACTGGATAAAGATGGTAAGGCTATCACAGAACAGCAAGTACGTAAGGAAACCCCTGAAGAGGTATCGGCGCGTATCAACAATCTGCTTGAGGAGTCTGGTATTGACTTCGGGTATATGTATCGTGAAGTACGTCCTGCACTTGCTATCTCTGCCAGTGACTTGTTCGCTTCTGGTAGCACAGCTTCTAAACAGGCTGGTCGCCAGATTCGTGATGCTGTTCACTACATCGATAACGATCTACTCGATTGGGTTGCTAAGAACTCTGACCCTGAGGTAGCTGAAGCGGCACAGGCGGCTAAGGACTACTACGTTACTACCTACGCTAAATACTGGAAAGATGGAGCGCTAGGAGACGTAGCAACCTTGTATGACGGTACAGTAGGCCGTACCAGTGCGGGTATGCGCGAACAGTACGGCATGGAGATCCAGCCTGTTAACTTTGAACAGGGTGCTATCGATACTATCACTGGCGTACTGAATGATACCCAGCGAGCTAAGACAGGCCAGCTTGTAGAACTCCTAGGCACAGGTACATCATCTGTTACCCCGTCTACAGTAACTGACTACATTATCTCTAACGCTCTGACAGGTATCGCTACTACTGTACGAGCTAAGGGTGTAGATGCTGTAGATACCGGGCAGGTAGCGCAGTCTTTGGCCCCCTACGCTTCTATCCTACAGAAGAACTACCCCGAAGAGTTTGCTCGCTTAAACGGATTCCTTGGTAAGCTAGAGGAAGCTAAAGGCAACGTAGCCCTTAAGCAGGAACTACTGTCTAACGCTGAAGAAGCCGCTAAGGAAATGCAGACTGAGTTGTATAGTGGCGTACTGAATGGATTCCTTAAGCAGAACGGTGTAATTAACCCTAACGGTTACGCTACCTTCGCTAATCTGTTTAACAATCCTCAGAGCATGGACCAGCTTAAAGAGATCGTATCTATCGCTCGCCAATCAGATAACCCAGTTATCATGGAAGGCATACGTCAGGCCTACGCTCGTAACCTGCGTACTAAGCTTCTAGGAGGTACTAGGGAAGCCTCTGGCTCTCGCGCTCTTAAGCTTGGTGAAACGACTAAGATGCTAGACGACACCGCTAGTGACCTATTGGCTAAGGGCGATGTTATCTTTGCTGATCAGCCTCTGGTCATGGAAGGCATAAACTCGTTGATTGAAGTTACCAAAGGGGTAGCCATCAATAAGCGTGGTAGAGCCTTCGCAGGAGCATCTAATACAGCATTCTCTGCTAGCGCACAAAAGAGTATAGATCGATTGATCATGGCTTTCATAGGCCCTCTGACACGCCTCGGTGCTCGTGTGCGATCAGCTACAGGTACAACCTTGAGTATGCTGGCACCTGATGAATCTGCGGCACGTACGCTTGATATGATCTTGGCAAACCCTGAAGAGTTTACTCGGATCGCCGATAAAGTACTTAAGGAGCCTACTATATCGGGAGAGACTCTACAGAGTGTAGTAGGCCTTATGATTCGCGCTGGGATATACAACGAAGAGGATGGCCCTGACGTTATGGATGCTATGGTAGGTTTAGCTAACGCGGAAGTACAGACTCGTACAATGCTAGAACAAGGACGTAACGCACTAGAGGAGCAGACTAACCAACTGTTCACCAGATAATAAAAAGCCCCTCACATGGAGGGGCAATCTATCTCATTGAGGCCTCAGGAGATTACTCTTCTGGGGCTTCTTCGTCTTCAGGTGCTGTTGATTGCTTCTCAAACAGACCCAGTTCAAACACTGAGCGGTTAAGCATCCAATGCATGTACGGTACGCTGGATACCGAGCTTTTGATAACAACATTGTTGTTAGCATCCATACCAATTACGATACCGTTTTCAAGTGAGCCTTTAACTGAGTCTAGGACTTCATCAAAGGATTTAGTTGCTTCTGACATTACGTGTCTCCTATTAAGCTAACTTTAGTTTATCTTCAGTGAAGTAATCAACAAGGTCGCTATAGCCACCAATATGCTCTTCATCGTTAAAGATCTGGGGTACTGAACGGAATGCACCAATGCTTACAACAAGAGCATCCATCAGATTAGGTTCTTCCATGAGATCGTAGTAGCGGTACTCTTTACCGTTAAGCTCACAGAGTTTGATTGCAGTCTTACATGCCGGGCAATCAGCCGTACCATAAATATCGATCATCTTAATTATCCTTCACAAATACGCCGTTTACCATTTTACCTGTTCGCTTGCTGATAGTGTCGTACGCTTTCTGTACGCACTCTTCCATCGAAGTATCCCAAGCTTGAGTTTGCATGACCAGAGTAACAAAGATATCTCCAATCGCATCCAAAGCTTCTTCACGGTTGTTTGTACGGATTGCATCATCTAACTCCGCCACTTCTTCTACAGTCTTAGTCCATTGGGCTCTGGCATCAGGATCAGGCAAGATCCCTTTCATTGCACCCCATTCAAGTATAGCCTGTTCTAGTTGATCTAAATTCATACTCGTCCCTTAAGGTTATCAAGATAAGCGGCATCAAAGCCACGCAACCATTCCTTATGCAGGATAGAGCGAGTACGGTAAGGGCTGTCGAGTATGCCTTTGATGAAGGCCTGTCTGCCACAGTCGTACGCTTGCTTGGTTGAGTGCTGTTTCTTTGTGCCGCCCATAATTACTCCGCTGAGCCCCAGACTTCTGCCCAATCGCCTGTTAGAGCGCCTTTGGCATAGTCTACTGACTTATTCTCAAAGAAGTTGGTGTGCGTAACACCTAACATTCCATCTACCCATTCCAGAGGGTTATTGCGTACGTTGAATACACTCTTCATGCCTAGGGCGATAAGCCTGCGGTCACAGATGTATCGGATGTACTGCTTAACCTCTTCCTTAGTTAGGTTCTCCATCTCGTTAACGCCAAACGCTAAGTCGATGAACTTGTCTTCTAGGTCTACCATGCGCTCTGCAATTCGGTAGATCTTGTACTTAGTCTCATCATTCCATAGCTCTCTGTTCTCTGAGCAGTAAGTACGGAACAATTTTATCATACTTTCGGTATGAAGTGTTTCGTCTGCGATAGACCATGCAATGATCTGCCCCATGCCCTTCATCTTGCCATGCCTAGCGAAGTTAAGCAACATGATGAAAGAGCTAAACAACTGCATACCTTCAGTGAATGCTGAGAATGCCGCTATCTGTGCTGGCAGGTTATCATCGCCCTGCATCTCACGGAAGTAATCGTGCTTCTCAGCCATCTCAGCGTAGTCTAGGAACTCGTTGTACGTAGACTCACTCATCCCTAGGGTTTCGATAAGATGGCTGTAGGCGGCTATATGGACCGCCTCACGAGCCGCAAACGAACTAAGCATCATGCGTACTTCAGGCTGTGGGAACATCGGTAGATAGTTCTTCACGTAAGCCCCAGACACATCGATATCCCCTTGAGTGAAGAATCGGAAGATCTTAGTTAAGAATTCCTTCTCATCTTCAGTCAGGCGGTTACGCCAGTCCTTAGTATCCTCAAGCATAGGAACCTCAGTCCAAAGCCAGTGCATCTGCTCTGACTCTTGAAATGCATCATAGGCCCAAGGGTAGCTGAATGGCTTATAGAAATCCCTTGAATCAGTTAAACGTAGTTTGCGCTTTCCCATTATTACCCCTCACACGCTAGGCAAACGTCACCGTCTGCGATAGCTGTCATATCAACTTCATCTTCAATACGCTTGCGTTCTATCTGCATTCCTACTCTGTCCGCCTTACGGAGTTTGTCTGAACGACAGTAGTACAAGCTCTTTAGTCCCTGCTTCCACGCTAGGAAGTGAACAGCATGTAGGTACTTAATGTTCACATCTGGGCGGAAGAACAGGTTCAAGCTCTGACCTTGGTCTATATATGGACCACGATCAGCCGCTAAGTCTACCAGCCAACGCTGGTCAATTTCCATAGCAGTCTTGAATACGTCTTTAACATCCTCAGGAATGTCTAGGTGCTGTACGGACCCGTCATGGGCTGTAATGCTAGCCCAAGTCTTAGAATTGTCCATGCCAAGCTTGGCTAGAGCATCTTTAAGGTACTTGTTCTTCTGAATGTACGCGCCTGACAGAGTATCCTGTCTAAACACATTAGCTCGGTATGGCTCGATAGATGGGCTAGTGTTACCCATGATCAAACTAGAGCTAGCGTTAGGTGCAATAGCAGTCCAGTGAGAGAAACGGCGGTGTACACCGTGATCCTCTGCGTCTGGGCATGCTCCACGCTTATCTGCAAGCAGTGTATCGCCTTTAGCACACTGGCTATGGATATGCATGTAGATTGCCTTGTTCATAACCTTAGCCATAGCGCAATCTATAGGAATGTTCTTCTTCTGGAAGTAGGCATGGAGGCCTAGCGTACCAATACCGATAGAACGTTCACGCATAGCACTGTATACGGCTCTAGATACATGCTTAGGGGCATGATCGATGAAGTGCTGTAGTACATTGTCCAACATCTCCATTACATCAGGGATAAAGTTAGGATTCTTGCTCCACTGGTCGTAATACTCGACATTTAGAGAGGACAGACAGCATACAGCCGTACGATGCATGTTAGTTGGCAAGAATATCTCAGTACACAGGTTAGATCCGTGGATCTGCATACCCTGAGCCTTCAACCATTCCGGCATAGCCGCATTAGCGTGGTCAATGTTGATGATGTAAGGCTCGCCAGTATGCATACGTAGCTCTAATAGCTTCATCCATAGTTCACGAGCCGAGATAGTCTCTGATACTTCACCATTGTTAGGGTTGATCAGATCCCAGCTATCGTCTGCGTCTGGATCACGCATACAGACTTCAATAAGCTCCATGAACTTGTCTGTAATGTTAACCCCATGGTGCAGGTTTAGCGTACGGAAGTTCTGGTCGCCTGTAGGCTTACGCATCTCCATAAAGGTTACGATATCAGGGTGTGAGATATCCAAGAAAGCCGCATAAGAGCCTCTACGGGTCTTACCCTGACGGTATGCAAGAGATCCAGCATCGTATGTCTTAAGGTGAGGCATTACACCAACAGACTTATCATCAGCACCACGGATACCAACATGAATGCCCACTCCACCGCCAAGCATACTAAGCCAAGAAACTTCTCCATATGTATCCACCAACCCTTCTGCACTATCGTCTAGGTATGACAAGAAACAAGAAATAGGTAAGCCGTTCTTACTGCGTCCGTAGCTCAGGATCGGAGTAGAGAATGACAGCCAGTGATTACTTGCGTAGTCATAGAGTCGTTGGGCATGCTCTTCATCAGATGCAAATGCCTCTGCTACGTATGCGAAACGCTCCTGAGGGCTCTCCTCGTCTTCTCGCATGTAGCTTTCGCGCAGTCTAGTTTTCCCCAGTTCATCAAACAGTTCGTCTCTGGAGAGATCTATTTGTACACCCATGTTTATTCCTCAAGTTTTGATTTTAGTTTTTCCATGTACCACATGGCTTTCTTTAGGTCTTCGACCTCATTCTTTTCCCACATACGGAACAGATACTCAAGTGCTCTATCCCAATCACTGTATTGATCGTGAGGGATACACTGCTCCTGAGCCTTAGCGGCTAGGAACTGGCGTAGATCGTAGAACTCTAAGCCGGGGGCAATCTGGTAATGCTTTGGTTTGTTAACTGCATCGTGCTCAACGCTAGCTAGCTCAGCATCCGTATAGATCCGCCCAGCATCAAAGTTAGTGTGTCCATAAATCATTAGTGCTTACCTCCTGCTGTAGGGAATACGTACACGTTATCCCCAAGTTTCTCTGGACGGTTAGCGTTCTCAATAGTCTGGTCGAACGCAGGGTTAGCCCTCATTAGTTGCCCAGCTTCTACAAGCTTATCAATGTCCATGCTAATGTAGCCGAATACGCCAGCTAGAACATCTTTCATGTATTCCACGTACTCTGGAGTAACATCGTCATCGAAGTCGTAACCAGCAGAGAACATAAGCTGGCCTTCTTCAGTAGTAGTAAGCTCCATGAAGATGCCGTTAAACGGCTCTTTATCTGTATCAGACATATCAACTCCTTAACCGTGTAATAATCTTAAGAGACTTCTTGTTGTCAGGTTCATTAAGCCAGTTAGTAGGCACTAGCTTGTCATGGTACTTAAAACCATGCTTCTCACACCACATCGCATAAGTAGTCTTGCTACCTTTGCGAATCTTGTTGTTACTGTTAGAGAAGACAAACCGCAGATCGATATCAGGGTACTGTTCCTTGATAAGGATGTGCTTCTTGCGGTCCTCTATAGTAAACCTTCCTTTCGTCTCAATTACAATACCATTTGGTAAAAGAAAGTCAGGTGTGTAGAAGTGAGGGCTAGCTGGAACCTCATAAGGGATACGGAAGCACTCGTACTCCGCCCCTGCACTAAGCTTCTCTAGCTCCTTCTGAACCTTCTCCTCAAGACCAGAGCGATAGCCTGCCGCTAACGCCCTAGCACGTACGCTGAATGGCTTACGCTTCATCCTTGTACTCCGCATACCAGTAGTGTCTTGGATTAGCCGCTGTAGACCCAGCTTGTGGCTTGTACACGGCATCAGGCCAACATGTACGTTTAAATGAACAAAATGTACACGTTGTATGTAGGCGCTTATTCCCGGTCGGTTTTCTACGAAAGAACTCCTCCTGTGGTTCAAAGCAACGCTCGAATTCCTTGTCTAGCTGTACATGCTCAATAGTAGACGCAATCTCTGTCTCCAGAGTAGCTAGCTCAAAGGCATCAGGGTTAGCCTCTACGACTTTCACCTCACCCGTTGATTTGTTTACCACTATCCAACCACCCATATCCGCATCAGAGCCACGAGTGTAGCCTAGCAGTTGAGCTTTGTATCCGAAGGCATCTTCCTTCATAAGGCCTTCCCAGCCATGCGCCCACTTGTTATCAAAGGCCCATGGAGACGCAGACTTGGTATCGTATACCTTATTGTCTATCTCAATGTCGTTCTCACCTTTAATTACCGTACCGCCTATCTCGTACTCAGCGATAGCTTTACCACCAGTGACGTTAGCGCCAGCCACACGTAGTAACACCTCCATGATAGCCTCTACGGCATCACCAAGCATCATACGCATGATATGGTTGTACGGCATAGGCTCACGCTCTGTACCCGCCTTCTCCATCTTAAGCTGACATAGGGGGCGACCTATATTAGACATACGTAATCTAAACGGCTCATTCTCTCGGAACAACTGCTTACGTAGACCTTCCTTGAACATCTCGCCAGCGTCTTCTATCCACTGCTCATCACAGGGTAGAGACTCGTTGTTAGACAGCTTGAGCATTGTCTCTTTAAGCTTTTTCTCTAGATCTGACATACACTCACCTTTCGGTTAGTTTAGGATAAAAAAGGGGCCGAAGCCCCTCTCTAGTAACCGTTAGGTTAGTCTTCAAGATCGTCTGCTAGATCCGCATCCAACGCATCAAGAGCATCATTATCCGCATTGCGGTTATTGATTGAATTCTTGTACTGGTTGTCCACGTAATCATTGTCTTTCTTGATCATCTGAGCCATGTGCAACATAGTGTCGTATGTTTGCTGGTCCAGAGGAAGCTTCTCAGACATGTCAGGTTTGAAGTGCATCACGTAGTACACTACAGAGCCATTCTCCATCTCTTCAGCAGTAACCTCGATTGGGTAATCGTACAGGTTAGCGCCTCGTGGTAGAGCCTTAACCACTTCATCGTTGAACGGGTTAAAGTTAGCCCCTTTCAAGAACATGATAGCAGGCTGATTCTCAATGGTATGTTCGTCACCGTCAGCGTCCTTGCCCGTGTAGCTAACGAGTACACGTAGCTGGCGGTAGCACTTGATATCAGCGTACTTCTTCTGCTCTTCCTTAGGAAGCTCATACAGCGCCTTAGAAGTAGGCTTACCACAGCGAACGCCACCTTTCATGTCACGAGCTTCGTGTGAGAAGTTAGGGATCATGAGGGTTTTGTTAACCAAGCCTTCTTCTTGATCGTAGTGAATCCACTGGTACAACTGAGACAGTACGCGAATGGTAACCTTCTCTGCGTATACAGCTTCGTCTGTACCCTGAAGCATGAACAGACCCTGCTCTACCTTACGACCCTGAGCGTCTTTGCGCTTAGCGTTAGTCTTAAGGATTGGCAGGCGGTCGTTAGAACCACCACCAGAAGACTTCTCTTCTACTGCGCCAAGGATGGATGCTAGTTTAAGCTCTTCAGCTTTGTTAATCACTGCTAATTCGGTCATTTGTTTTTCCTCGTTTAGTGGAAGCCCAACTCTAATTTAGTTGGGGTCCTTAGTCAAGAGCCATAACGGATGTTTCCATCCAATTAAGCCCAATCTCTGCTTCTACATCTAATGGTAGCACAGGTGTGTAATTGAATCGCTCTTGTAGCTCCTCGCCTACATCCTCCATGGCCCACTTAAGTGCTTGCGCTACATCCTGCTCTTCTCCGGGGTATACGTCCGCTACGATAGAGTCATGGACAGTCAGAACAAGCTTGGACTTAAACTGCTTCTCTTTAAAGATACGCAAAGCCCTGATACAGGCTAGCGGTACTATGTCTGCCGTAGCGAATGATTGTACAGGGTAGTTGACCACTGCGGTAGCATTCGTAATACGGCCTCCACGTAGGCGCTTAGCCCCGGGGAAGTAGAACTCCCTACCAGACGGTATGCGTACTATTCCGTCCTTGAGAACTCCGTCCATGAGTTGTCCATGCCAACGTTTGAGTCCAGCATAAATGTTGAAGTATTCGTTGAAGTAAGTCTGTACGTGAGGGGGCTCGTTTGCTCCCATTCCTCCGTATAGCGGTGCAAATGTGTAGGCCTTGGCATTTTGTCGCATGGCTTTATCAACACTTCCCACATCACATTGGTTAATGATGGATGCAGTCTGCTTGTGTACGTCTTTACCCGATAAAATATCTTCGATGATTTGTGGATCACGGCTAAGCTCCCCCGCTACGCGGAA